CCTCGACGGAACTTTAGCTGAGTATCATGGATGGAGTAGTACAGGAGAAATAGGAAAACCAATAAAAAAATACATTAGTTTATTAAAAAATCTAATAGCCAAAAACTTCAATGTAAAAATCTTCACGGCTAGAGTATGTCAAGATGATTCTCAGGTTGCTATTATTGAAAAATGGCTTGAGGAAAACGGACTTCCAAGATTAGAAATAACCGCAGTGAAAGACTATAGAATGTCGTACATCGTTGATGATAGAGCCATTCAAGTTGTTAGAAACACAGGAATGACTCTAGTTGAATTCTTTGAAGAAAAGAAAAAACAAATAGAAGAATATCATAAAGGAGTAAAGCATGGACAAATGTAAAGATTGCAATTGCGAAGGCGGGCACGTAGTTGGATGCATGCGGGAAAGTTATAAGTCTGAAATAGATAACATGCGCGAAGCAATGGGGACTCTTCCTTCTCAAGCACCCCAAAAGACATACGGCTATAAAAACTCTCTAGATTCTCTTTATGTGAAGATGGTAGAGTATCCTAAAAATCCATACAAAGCTATAGTTTCTATGGCGGCAGCAACATGGGGCGACAATGAAACAGGATCAACTGGAAAATGGGACAAGCTTACTCCCGAAAACAGATACAGAATCGTCCTTGCAGTTCTCACAGGAAACACATTGCCTCAAGCTGCAGAAGCTGTACAATTCACTTTTGAAGTCAATGGCTCACCACGTCACACTTTTGACCAGCATGCTAGAGTGCGACTCGGAACAGCGTTCGCGTCAATTGGAACAAGAGATAACAACAAGCTTGACGCAGATTTCCTATTCTATCCAGATGTACGTAAACGAATGGACGAGGATACACAATACAGAGAAAGAGTAGAGCAATGGATAAAAATGACGAAAGACCTGTACGAAGAGACAATCTCGACTGGCCAGGGATCTTGGCAAAGTGGGAGAGTCTTCCTTCCGATGAGCGTGAATCATTCTTACGTATTTACTCAAAACTACCTTGCACTGAGAGGCCAGTGTGCACGACGTCTGATGGCGTGCGAAGAATCCTCAATTGTAGCCCTTCACATTGCATTGAGAGTACTCATTGGGCGCAGATTTCCATTACTTTCAAACTACTTACGGCCTGCTTGCGATGGAGCGAAAAGATGTATTTATCACGAGGGTCCCGAGGGTATGACGAAATACTTCAGTTCATTGTTCGCATGTTGTGGAAGGTGGCCGACTAAAGAGGCTTATTCTGAGTTTAACACAACGTGCTCAGATTATGCAGAGCTTGCTAAACATGGATTCGTACTTCCAAATCCCGATGAATGGATAAAGTATGGAGAAAATGATTTTGACATGCTTTCTTCTTATGATAAAGCACTTTTTGATGAAGAAAACTCTTATAGCGGAGCGTATTTTACAACTAAAAAATCGATAGAAGAAGATAAATCTATAGACATTTTTGACGCGAGGAAATAATGAGCAAAAATAATCCCAACTACGACAACATTATCATCGGTGGAGGAATCGCAGGATTGACGATTTTGTATTATCTCATGGAAAATACAAAAACCAGAAACCTCCTGATAACAAAAAGCTTCAACAGCCAGACCAACATTTCATTTCCAGCTGGCCCAAGGTATTTACATCAAAGTAAAGATACAGAAGCTCTTCTCCGTAGATTGGGATTATCCACAAAGACCGAAGAAATCTTTATAGGCTTCAAGTCAGGCGATGAAATCAGAAACTACGCTTCCGATGAGTTTAGAGAAAAGTATGCAATGAAATCAAGAAAGACGAACAAAGTTGAAGGTTCATTCTTATCAGGAGGAAAAACAAACTTTACAGCGTATGTTGTCACGCAAAACCAGCTTTCGCTTCGACTCTTGAATAAATGTAGCGAATCTAGTCACGTAGTAACTGCAAAAACAGATAGAAATCGAATGCTAGTTTCTGGAATAAAGAACATTGATTTCAAAAAAGTTACAACCGATTTTGATGGTTCGTTCTATTCAAGCAACATCATCTCGACGATTCCTTTTCCATCACTATTGAAAGTCGTTTCTAGTTCCTCTGTCACCTTCCGCTTGTCTCAAAATCCTATGTCGAAGGTTTATTATTATCTTCTCAACGAGAGTGGAAAGGATGTCTTCAACTATGTCTATAGTATCAGTGATTCGTGGTACCGTAAATCTTATGATAAAGATCTCGATAAATGGGTGTTTGAGACTCATGAACCTCGACTTTTCGAAAGCGAGCATAAAGAGAAGATTCTCGACAGCTATAGCCTCGATTCGCAAATAGTAAACAGCCTGAACATGAAAGAGATTGGAAACATAAAACTAGTGGGACGATACGCTCAACTCAACCATTCCATCAAGACAGAAGATGTGATAAAATGGGCTCATAACTATACACGAAAATTCCAGGATAAAAAAGATGAAAAGAATTGAACGAATTCATGCATATGAAAAAGAAATAGATAAGCTAGAAAACAAAATACGGCGATTGCAAGATAATTGCAAACATAAAAATGTTGTAAAGACCCATAGAGGAAATACAGGTAATTGGGACCCTAATGATGATTGTTATTGGACAGAATTTGATTGTCCAGAATGTGAAAAACATTGGCGTGAGAATGGAAGCATATGAAAAGACTGTATGACGACCAGAAACGATTCTTCGACAAGATAAATAAAGTTGAATACGTAAACAAGACTCACATTGATAGAATAAAAGATTATTGTATTGGAATAAATAAAAACGTTGTCGATGTTTTCAATACTTTAGACTGGGATCCGTCTAAAGAGCATAAAACAAACTCTATTTTACACCAAAAAATAGAGGCTTCGGACGCTGTTGTCGACATTATAAAGTACGCAATGAACATTTGTCATGAATACGACATCGATTACGACGAACTTTATCAAAAGATTCAGATGAAGAACCGCACAATCGACCAGAAGTTTAATCAGAGATTGTTCATGAGCGGCGATAAGTTCAAGAACTCTCGTTATGCGTTCATCGTTGACATAGATGGAGTACTAGCTGACATCTCATTAGCATACAGAAACTGGTTTGCCGAGAAAACAGGCGTAGGTTTTGCAACATTTTCAGAATGGGTAAGATGGAAGCAGAAAAACATTGATGAGTACCAGGTTCTAAAAGAAGAATACAGATTATCTGGATACAAAATGATCATCCCCGCTATGGATAACGCTAGAGATCTATTACGAGAATGTCATAGTAGAGGAATAGTTTCTCTCCTAAGCAATCGACCAGTAAAACGCTATCCCATCATCTACATGTACACAGTTGAATGGTTGTTCAACCGCGGAATGATTCAATGGGTCGACATGATTCATTTCACCGATCTGGGTGAAAAGAAGTACTTTTTCGATAGATTCAATGGAAAAACAGTCTATTTTATCGAAGATAATACCGCGAATCTTATTAATACAGAAGAACGGCCAAATGTATGCAACATTTATGTAAAAAATGATGTGAATGCTTCTACGCCAGATCCTTCAAATGCCATTGTAGTCAATAGTCTAAAAGAAGCATTAGCGAAGATAAAATGAATAGCGGAATCTATAAAATAACAAATCAAATAAACAATAAGTTTTATATCGGAAGCGCTATAGACTTTAATAAAAGATTTAGTGACCATGTATGTTCGTTAAACAGAAGAGATCATTATAATAAAAAGCTTCAAAATGCTTGGAACAAACACGGAAAAGAAAACTTCACTTTCGAAATCATAGAAGAAGTTCTCGACAAATCAAAGCTAATTGAAAGAGAACAACATTATCTAGACACATTGAATCCGTGGTATAATGTATGCAAATCTGCAGGAAACACTTTGGGCGCCGATTTTTATAACAGCAAATCATTCAAACAAAAAATGAGAAAATCTAAAATAGAAAGCGCTTATTATAAAGATGTGCTTTGTAAGCCTCGTTCTGATGAAACAAAAAGAAAAATGAGTGAAGCGCAAAAGGGTCGAACTTTAAGTAAAAATCATAAAGCCGCATTAAAAAATGCGTGGAAAAATCGAAACTACTCAGGAGAAAATCATCCATTATACGGTAAACCTAGAACAGACGACGTGAAGAAAAAGATAAGTACCACAAAAAAGCTTAGAAAATGCAAACCTGTAGACAACCTACAGGAAGCGATCTCCTTTATAAAGGAAGTAACAAATGACGAAAACAATAACGATAGCGGGAAAACAGCATAGTTTCGAACCGATTGAAGTAGAAAGCAACTTTGC